TGCTTCTTCCGATCCAGAAATTGTTTTCTCTGACGAGAAAAAGAAAAATATTTTATATATTGAATATGACACTGGTGTTGTGCTTCAGCCACCAAATGGATTTTATACATTACTGTTCCCTAGATCTAGCATCAGTAAATATGAATTAGCTTTAGCAAATTCTGTTGGAGTTATCGACTCTGGTTATAGAAATACAATTAAATTAAGGTTTAGATTTTTAGGCAAAAAGCTTTCTAAAAACTCCCTGATTTATCAAAAAGGAGATAAAATTGGGCAATTGATATTCGCTCCAATGTTTATGTTTTCCGCTCATCAAACAGAATCGCTTGAAGAATCCGAAAGAGGTTTAGCTGGATTTGGAGAAAGGACAGGTTCATGAGATTAATGCCAGAGCAGATGGACGATCTCGACCTGATTCAAGAAGTCAGGTCAAACGGAAACAGTTCTTGTTTCAAAGAAATCGTTAATCGTCACTCTGGCATTTATCTTCAAATGATTCATAGCTACGCTCCAAAAGAGACTTCTATTGATAATTTTTATGATTTATTAAATAGTAAAGAATCGCATATTTACGATGCGATTCAATCTTTTGATCAAAATAGAAAAATAAAATTCTCAACTTATCTTGGCAATTGCACTCGTTGGCTTTGTTTAAATTCCTCTAACAAAAGAAGGCACCAACAAATTGAAGAAAATTTTGATTGCATATTTGAAACCGAAGAAGAAAAAGAATCTTCAGATCAAAAAACTATAGAAGAAATCTTGTCTAAACTTGACGAATTCGAAGACCAAAGAATTAAAAAAATATTTCGCATGAGATATTTTAGCGGAGAAAAAAAGCCATTAGCTTGGAGAAAAATTGCAAAAGAGCTTGACTTATCGATTCAAGGCTGTATAAATATCCACAATTCAGCCTTCAAAAAGCTGAAGAAAACCTATCAAAAAAAATATGATTAATGTAGTAGCACTCGCAGGAAATGCCGTGGGAGATCCCACTGTTCGTTCGACAAACTCCGGTAAGAAGGTCGCAACCTTTCGTCTTGCCGTAAACAATCCACTTTCTGAAAAGGAAGTACTTTTCATCGATGTCGATACTTGGGAAAAACAAGCCGAATTCGTTGAAAAGTACGTGAAGAAGGGTAGTCTTATTTCAGTCGTTGGCAGATTGAAGCAAGATACTTGGGAGAAGGATGGTCAAAAGCGCTCTTCTATTTCCGTAATTACCGAGCGTCTTAATTTCGTAAATTCTGGAAAGAAGAAGGACGGAGAAGCGGCTTCTGACGAAGACGCTCCTGCGCCACGCACCGCAAAGCCCGCCGCAAAAACTTACGCAAAGGCTGCTCCAAAACCAGCAGTTGACTCAGACGACGACATTCCAATTTAATGAAAATATCCTTTGAAGCTCCGTTAAACCAAATTTCATTTGGGAACGTTTCTTATAATTTCTTAAAAGAATTTTATAAGATTTCCCAAAAGGATTCTTCTTTTTCTTTTGTGATTCACCCTATAGGTGAGGTCAATCTAAGCTCATTTGATAAGATTGAAAAAGATTTTGCTGACTGGATTCAGTCATGCTTAAATAATAGGTTTAAATTCTTAACAAAGGATACTATAAGTTTAAAGCTTTGGCATTTAAATGGAGCGCAAAATAGAATTTGCCCAAAACAAGTGCTTTATACTTTTTATGAACTTGACGAGCCGACAGATGTAGAACGCTGCATCGTCGGCCTACAGGATACAACAATTTTTTCGAGCGCAAATTCCGCTAGAAGCTTTGCTTTTTCCGGTCTTGGAAAAGTTTACTCTGTTCCATTAGGATTTGACAGCGATTTCTTTAAAACGTCAAAAACATATCTTGAAGGTAAAACCCATTTTATTTTAATGGGCAAATTTGAAAAAAGAAAGCATACTGACAAAATCATCAAGACTTGGATAAAGAAATACGGAAACAATCCGAAATATCAACTTACCTGTTCTATTTTAAATCCTTTCTTGAATAAAGATTTGATGAAAAACATAATGGATGGATACAGGTCGTTGGCTTGGAACATTAATTTTCTACCTTTCGTAAAAACGAACTCAGAAGTTAATGATATTTTGAACTCTGCTGATATCGATTTGAGCGGTCTATCTGGAGCAGAGGGTTGGGGACTGCCAGCTTTTAACGCAACATGCTTAGGCAAATGGAGCATTGTGCTTAATGCCACTAGCCATTTAGATTGGGCTACAAAAACAAACTCAATTCTAGTTGAACCTTCTGGTAAAATTCCAGCATACGATAATACTTTCTTTGTGAAAGGCGCGCCATTTAATCAAGGTAATATCTATGATTTTACTGAAGATCAGGCTGTCGCAGCTATGGAAAAAGCTGTTAAACTTGTTGAAGACAAAAAAATAAATGAAGAAGGGGTAAAATTGGGACAAACTTTCACTTACGAAAGGACTGTGGGACAAATTGTTTCAATTATAAATCAACTTCATTAAGTTTTACCCGTAAACAAGTTGGCATGGCAAATGCAAATAATAAATTCTAATTATGAGTACACTATATATTAATTCTCAAATAACTGATGCAGTTACACAAACATTTGGTTCACTTTACACGTATCCTAACTGTAATGTGACCACTAAAACATCATGTGGGCTATTCCCCAGATCAAATAGCTTTACTGAATTTGAAGATCAGACTGAAAGCGGTTATAAAATTATTGCTTTGATTCCTGGTTGTCCAAAGGAAAATGTTTCTGTAAAATATATTTCTGATGAAAACCTTGTGAAGCTTGAGGCCAAGTCAGAAGTTGAAAACTTCAAGCGAAACTACGAAGCTTCATATTATGTCCCCAGCAAGTTTAATTTGGATGAAATGCAATGCTCTTTAAAAAATGGCATTTTGACCATCTCTATTCCGCACGGCAAAAATTCAAAACCTAAAGAAGTTAAAATATCATAAATCCAAAGCCGCTTGAAAAAGCGGCTTTTTTGTTAATATAAAATATGCCACTTTACACTTATCAGAATCCACAGACGGGAGAAACAATTGACCTAATCCAAGGAATGAATGAGGAGCATTCATATACCGACAAAAATGGGCTTGAATGGAAAAGGGTATTCCAAGTACCTAATGCTGCTGTAGACTCGCAAATAGACGCTAATAACCCACTGGCATTCGTGGACGCAACAAGGAACAAGAAGGGTACATACGGCGACCTTTTAGACAAAAGCGCTGAACTTAGCGAAAAGAGGGCCAAAACATACGGAGGCGAAGACCCTGTTAAGCAAAAGTTTTTAAATGATTATTCAAAAAAGACGAAGGGTAAAAAACACCCATCGTTATTGAAAAAGACTTACGAGTCAAAAAATGTTAAAGTAGATTACTAATCTTCTCCATTACCATTTCTGGAGTAATGGATCTTGTGCATTCAAAATTCTTATTTTCTGGACACCACAGCCAGTTATTTTTATCAAACGTATGCTTTTCATTGTTCCAGCATCCATTGCATACTTTTTCATTTATAATTCTATAGGGTGTTTCAAATTCTGCAAATGGCTTGCTAAACCCGCTAATTAAAACTACAGGTTTATTCAAAGCCCAAGCTAGCCAAGACAAGCCAGATCCCAGACCTATAAAAAATTTTGAGTTATGGATTTGTGACATTCTTAACTCAAGAGGGAAATCTCCAGTTTTATCAACTGCCCCTTTGGGAATTGGATTCATTATCGCATTACCAAATAACGAATATCTATCAATACACCAAGCCTCATACCCCTTTTTATTCAAAAGCTGAATCAGCTTTTCCCACCCATTCGGATTATTCCAATATTTGCATTGCGCCGTGCTTTGAGTTGCTATGCAGACATATTTTTTATTTGTCTGTCCTACGTTTGGAAACGATAATTTTGGTTTATCCTCGCGATGCTCTAGGTCTAAAATATAGCTTGGAACATGATTTAGTTTAGTTAATCTAGGATTAACAACAGATTTATCAATCCAGTTGTCCATAAAATAACCTACGTCATAAACAGCGTAATAGCCATTATTTGAATTTTGTTCCGAAATAAAATTTATATTTTTATAATTTTGCTTTAAAGATCTGAGCAAATCTTGATTGTATAAAGTGCAATCTATTTGACATTCATGCTTTTTTTGGAACCTGTCTATAACAGGAACATAGGCCAACAAATCACCCAAGCTTCCTGTTTCTACATTTATTTTTACCTTTTTGCCTTTTAAATTTAATTTTTCAGAAAAAATCAACATTCTGCCATTAGGTGTTTTTTCATAAACATCCACTTTCCAGTTTACAAAATAACTTCGTTTTGGCCTTGACCACATATTATTATTTATTGTTGTCGCGTATATTAATTCGCCAGAAGAGTCATCTATAAATTCAATATCATATGTTTTCTTTCGAGAGCCAATAACTTCAGCTTTAACTCCTTGGCGAAAATCTACAATAACTTTATTATCTTCGGTATTTATTTTTGTGTCCCGATAAGACTGAATAAATCTATTTGCAAAAATCTGCTCTCTGTATTCACTGTACAAATTGACCAAATCATTTACTCTATTTGAATAAGAATTTTTTTGAGCGTTCGCCAAAGCTTTTTCTTTAAAACTTGAGTAATTATTTACTACTGTTTTAATTCCCTCAATTGCTGATTCCAAAGTTCTTTCTGTGACGCACATCCCGTCGTATTGTTTTTCTTCAAAAGTCCCAACAACTGGCAGTCCACAAGACATAGCTTCAAGTAAAGTTAAATTTGGATGGCCCGCTTCTAATTCCGAAAAATGCAGAAAAATATCGTGCTTACCGTAAAGCTCTATGAGTTGAGTTTCGCTCAAATCAAAAAACTTAGTCAGTTTTGAATAATTATTTATTTCGCTTGGCAAGGTAGAAAAAAAGTTTTCATTATTTTGGGGGCCAGCTACAGTTATGGGCAAGTCAAGTTTCATCGCTGCTTCAATAGCAATTTTGAAACCCTTTCTGTCTGCATTTGGATTACCAGCATACCCGTTATTTGCGACGCATAGCAAACTAACACTATCTTTTAAAAGATTAAAATTTAATTTGTCTTTTGTCGGAGTAAAAACATCCGTATTTACAGCGTGAGAAAAATATCTTAATTTTTTACTTCCAAAATATTCGACGAAAAACTTGCATGGAGATGTCGATATTACGCTATTTTCTATGGCTTTTAAATTTTCTTTAAAGCAGTGAGAATCTTTTCCATACAAGAAAGCATGGTGATCGTGAATGGTAAAAATATATGGAATTCCTCTTTCAAAGCACATGTTTGCTAGATTAGCGACATGAACATGAACTACTTGACTATCATCATAATTGACATCATTTAGATACTTTATTTCGCTTTTGATGCCGTTTTTTTCTAGTTGAAGATGATAATCCCAAATGATTTTTTCTACCGCCCCCCATCCATTTGGAGGTATAGCCAACAAACCAGGAGTTACATTAATAACTTTCATATTTTTTTGACCAAGCCAAGTTGATTTATTTTAGACAAATACTGCTCATCGACAACTACTTTTTTAGTATAAATTTCTTTTTCTTCGCTTACCTTTAATTCAACATCTGTTGGTACAATCGGCCAATCAATAATTTTTATAAATGTCTGTTTACCGTTTATTTGAACGCTTGAACTTTGCGCGCCAATTATTAATTCTGCAAATCTATTATCAATAGAATTGGAAGTATGAAAAACTATAGCTAATTTATTTTCGTCTTGAACAGGAAGAACAGCGAAATACTCTACTTGAGAATTGGAATCTATTTGGCACTGTTTTGTGTCTTCAGCGTATTCGTTTAAAGAAGACATATAAATATTATCGGCTTCTTTTAGGTTATGAAAGTAAATATTTTCCAGACCATTAGATTCTGACTTTACTCGCTCCATCCAGCTGTTGTATTCAGATTCGTTTTTAATCAATGGAAATTTATCGGCAAACAAATCTGTTCGCACTGCATGAAAAACTGTTTTAAATGTTTTGCCCTCTTGACACTGCTCTTCAACAAAATAACCGTTACTTCGCTCTAGTTTTGCGAGGACTTTAGATAAGAATTTTTTATCATTTAAGATAAAATCAAAGTTCATGCATATAGCTTTTTTATAGCCAAGCTTTTTAGCAAAATTAATCGCATTATAATAATTGGTATATACGGCTGGTCCGTGATATATGTCGTTATCAGTTTTGTCTAAAAATAATTGAATTTGATAATTGCTATTATTTTCACTTGCATAGCCAGTAAATCTTTTATAAAAAGTATGTCGGGTTAAAATATTGTTTTTATCTACTATTGAATAATCTGAAGTGTTTTGCAACGCCTCTGGAACTGAGCAGTGCGATACCAAAATAACAGGAGCATTACTAATTTTGTTTAAACTCTCAATGCATTTTTGAGTTGTTTGCGTTATACAATTATTTGTTGGATAACTTGATACAATAAAAACATAATCATTAAGCTTTGCAAGATTTAGTTTATTTAAGATTTTATCTTCGTTTTCTTTTAAGTCATTAAAATTTAAATATTCTATATTATGAAATTTATTATACATGCCCAGATATACCGGCAAATTATAAATTAAGCTTGGAACATTGAAGGAAATGGCTTCTCTTATAACAAGAGGGCTTGTTTCCTTATTATTATCTGATCCTCTTGAGGTAAATAGAAAAAGATCTGCTGCTTGGTAAAAATTTTCAACATCTTTTCTTTCATTCCACCAAGTACAATTACTTGGCCACTCTTTCATCAAAGGCTCCCAATAAAATCTAAAGTTATCAGCTTGATTTCCAATAAAGTGAAATTGGATCGGGTAATTTAAAAGACTTTTTGCATACTCTATAATTTCTGCTTGATTTTTTCTTGGGGTAAAAAGACCAACGTTAACAACGTGTTTTTTAGATGGATCTAGTCCTAATACTTTTAAAGCCTCTTCTCTTGACTTTCTGATTTTTATTGAAATCGGATATTCGTGAACCTCCGAAGATATTTTTAAAGATTCTACATTTCTTTTTTGAAATTCACTTACAAATGTAAATTTATCTGGGAAAAACCTTTTTGAAGATGGATCAAAGCTGCTATCGTGAGAAGTTTCAACTATAGTATATTTTCTTTCTTTAGAATATATTTTTTCAGCCAAACCATTATCCATAAAATATTCTGGCATCTCTTCAAGATGCAAAACATCTGGATTTATTTGATTTATGATTTTTAATAAATCATTTTTATCTTCTCTTAAAGTAAAAAATTTATCTTTTAGCAAATCGATGATTTGATTTTTTTGTACTACAAACCCACCGTGATCAGCATATTCAACGCAATATATTTCACATTCTTTTTTTAATATCTGTATTTTCTTTAAAAGAAATTGTGGCAATCCACCTGTTGAAAGGTGAGGGGCTATGTAAAGAATTTTCATTTTTACGAGGTAGTAATAGATATCTCATAAGATTGTGCTGTTCCCTCAGAATTTGTCAATATAAATCTATAGTATTCGGTAGAATTATCCACCTGCGTTAAGCTATAACTTAAGTCAGAGCTTAAAAATATGTCATAAGCGGTACTCCCGTTCCACTTATACCAACCTCCGGTTGCGTTTGGCTGACCATCATTTACGCTAGACACCGCTAATGTAAATGAATCACCATTCCCAATATTAAAGTTTTCTTCATTATAAGTTACTGTTGACCCATTAACAGAAACACTTCCAACAGTTGGGGCAAACTCTACTGTTAATGTTGCGGTGGTAGATGTGTCTGGAGTAGTACCAGATACCCCAGAGACAATACAGTAATAAGTTTTGCCGTTATCTGAAGAAGCGGTCGTAAATGTATAAGAGGGATTAGTGGCGCCAGATATCGCACTGCCATTTTCGTACCATTGATAAGAAAGACTTGGGCCACCCGCAGCAGTAACACTAAAAGTAACAGAAACTCCAGCGTTTACGGTTTGAGTATCTGGATCGTCTGTTATTATTGGATTCATATATACTGTGACAACATTTGAATCATCAAATCCACCTGCATTAGTTGCTCTTACATAATAATTTCCGTGTGTAGAGTTGCTCATTGTGAATGTATAATTAGAATTTGTAGCTCCACTAATTAAGCCCGCTGGTCCATACCATTGATATGTTACATTGGTTCCTTGTGATAATGAGGAACTTAATTCAACGGCATTTGTATTATTATATATATATTGAGTGCTGCTGATAGTTACAATTGGCGCAATTATAGAAATTGTAATTTCATTTGAATCGTCAAAGCCGCCACCGTTAGTTGCCCTAACTTTATATGTTCCAGTGTTTAAACTCGAAATTGCAAAATTATAAGTTGAGCTTGTAGCTCCAGAAATAATATTGTTATTTCTATACCACTGATACGTTACATTCGTTCCTTGACTTAAGCTGCTTGAAAACTGAACAGTATCTGTTTCATTAAACTGTGTTTGGTTATTAAATGAAGAAATTGTTACAATTGGTGGAATTATAGTTAATGTTGCTCCAGACGATGTAACTCCAACAGCATCATGCGTACTTGTAACTTTGCAAGTATATGTTCCAGCCGTTGACGAAGTTAAAGAAAATTGACCAGAAGCTGGATAAGAAGAACTTGTTGCTCCAGATATTATATTTCCATTTTTGTACCACTGATAAGATAAAGTGGGACTTCCTCCAGCAACAACGCTTAACGACATTCCATCGGTTTCATTGAAACTGCCTCCAATTGGATTTGTTATAATATATGGTTTTATCTTTGTGCTTACAGAATTACTATCAACCGAAGATCCACCATAACTTACTCTACAAAAATAAGTATCTGTATCATTTGCTGTAGTTAAAGCTCCCGTTGTATAAGTCGTTGATGTGGCTCCAGATATTATACTGCTATTTTTATACCATTGATAAGTTGGAGTTCCAAGAGCCGTAGCAGCTATAGAAAACGTTGCAGACGTATTATTAACTACAATTTGATTTGTTGGCTGTGTCGTTATAGTTATTCCTACAAACCCTCTTCTTCTAAAAAGTGTAGAAAGATCAGTTCCATTTACTTTAAAACCCGTATTAAAACTCGGCCTATCTTCTGAGCTTGTTGACGCATGGAAATAACCAGTTAAATCAATAGAACCTACTTTGAATTTAGTTTGCGTTCCGTAAGAAGTCCCACCATCAAGGTCTTCAAATATTCCGCTTAAATCAATATTAGTCGCTCCACTAACGCAAATAAATTTAGTTTCAGTTGGCATCTTTTAGCTTCTTTTTGAGTTCTTTAACTTCAGCAGAAAGCTCTTTGACGGCGTTTATCAGAATAACGGTAAGCTTAGAATAGTCGAGACCTTCGGCTTCGTTTTTATCGTTATGTTTAACGATAACCGGCAAGACTTTATCAACTTCTTCTGCAATAAGACCAATGTCTTGTTGCTTTGTACCTTTTCGCTTAAATGACACCGGCTTAAGTTTATCTATAGTTTCAATACCAGAATTTAATTGTTTGATATCGGTTTTAAATTTTTTAGAGGATGATGTGGTGAAAGAATCGGCAGTAATATCTCCGCTAGAGGAAATTGTTATTTTTGTATTGTTAGAGCCATCTTTCACTAAAATTTTAGATGGTCCGCTATCATCTGCAATCAATGAAATTCGATTATAATTATCATTGTCTCTAACATAAAGCGTTCCATCTGTTCCAAAACTATCTATAGAGCCACCAACTCTAATTTGATTAACTACAGTTAATATTCCATGTCCACCATCTTGACCCGCTTCTTCTGGATCTTCTCCTGGATCATCTCCAATTATTATTTCTCCATCTCGTTTTATTATCATTCTGCGCATACCTACTTCAGAATATTTTGGTGGAGAAAAGCTAGAATTGTCATTCTGCTTTAATTCAGTTGGACTATTTGTTTGGTGAGTTCTAAATTCTATAACTCCATCTCTTGCTCCGCTATAGCCAGTTTTCCACCCAGCAGTTATTATAACTGTTCCTTTTCCTGTTGAAGCAAAATCAGTTGCCACCATATCTATTTGAGATCCATATTGATTTCCATTATTAGATCCTGAATTTATGGTTAAAATTGAAGTATTGGTATTTTGAGATATGCCAAATCCACTTTGAAGCACTAATCCAGCAGATATGCTTGTTTGAGCCGTTGATCCTACTTTTGCTACCAAACTTCCATTTACTGATAAATCTGCTCCGTCCCACCTTAAATATCTTGTATTATTTCCAATAAAAAATTCATATGCTGATCCAGTGTTTCCAAGAAAAAACCCACTTCCACTACCCCAACCACTGCTCGTATAGGTTAATCCAGCGGATATTATACTGCCGCTAGTACCAATTACTAATCCACTACTATCTATTTTTACTGCATTTACATTGCTTCCAAAATGTCCAACTGAGCTTCTTATTGTGCCAAGAACAGTACAGTCTTGAAAATCAGCCTGCCCATTACCGACAATTCTGAAACCTTGAAGTGTTTGAGAAACTCCACTTGTTGTCCAATTCGCAGAATCTCCAGCAAATGTTGCTCCAGAAGTATGCGTTACTGTAGCTTTATATACTGTATATGTTCCATCATTTCCTAAAACTTTAACTTTAGACTGGTCTGATGGTTGTGTCCTTTCTCCATCTTTGACATATTGCTTTCCACTAGTCCACGTTTCAACGAAATTTGCTGATTGTATATAAGATTGAGAATTTGGAAGCTCAATTACCTGAGAAGATAAAAAGCCAGAAGTTATTTTTCCAGCATCAAGAGTTTGAATCAAAGCGTCGGTTATTCTAACTTGCCCAGCATAACTAGCAGTCATTGATACGCTTGAAACGCTTGGACTTGTAATTTGAGACAAAAAATAAGTTGAACCAGATTGTCCTATTGTTCCACTTAATAAAGTTTTAATAACTGTATTTGCAGCAACTCCCGTCCCAGTTAAATTGGTTCCTAATTTTAATGTACCAGATGCATTACTATTTAATGTTAAAACTGATCCAGTTATAGATCCAGTGAAAGTAACGGCTGGACTACTAGCATCTACCGTAAATGGAACTTCATCGCTTGAACCGTTCCAAATTTGAAATTTACTGGCAACTACAGCAAATTCATCTGTGGCAGTGTTGCCATTTATGTCAGAAACTCTAATAAATCCACTTACTTTATTGCTTCCATCTAAGGTAAGTATTGGAGCAAATGCACTAACCCAAGTTCCAGATGAACTGCGCCTATAGGTTCTATAATTATTATCGGTTTCGTACCAAATATCTCCCTCTAAAAATTGAGGATCTGCTGTTATAGTTATTTTTGATCCAGCTGAACCGACATTTTGACTATTATTTATGGTATATGTTCCTGCTCCGCCAGATCCAGTACCAAATGCAGTCACAACAGTTCCAGCGCTTATTCCGGTTCCAGTTAAAATACTTCCAACCCTTATTGGAACTCCACCAGTATTTGAAATTGCATCAGCGTATAATGTTGTGGCCGCTATATATCCTTGAAACTGACTTGCTACTGGAGTATCGGCTTGATAAAAAATTTTATTTCTTCCATTTGCGCTTGCTTGCGCGCCAGACGCGCTAATGTTTGCAGCGTTAGCAGTAGTTCTAGCATAATCTGCAACACCCCAAACATTTTCATTTGTTGTGGCGTTAATGAATATTCCCCTCAATCCTCCCCCACTATTCGCCATATTACCTTTGGTAACGCGCTTAGTTCTTTTAGTGGAGTTTTGAAAAAATATAAACTGGTCTTTATCGTCTAAGATATTGACCTCTTGTAAGTCATCTATTCTTCTGCTTCCTGTGGACATATATATTATTTACATTAAAGATTGATTGCTTCGGTGATATATCCCGCTGTTGCTACTGGGGCAGCGTAAGAGCCTGACATTAAAATTCCAGTAGATTCATTAACCTCAAAAGACCAAGAAGTTGAAATTACTGAACGATCCCCAATACTTGATCCTATTGAGTAAGAATCTAATCTGGCGTTTTGAACTTTTACTCCAAATTTTTTAACATTAGCCTGATTTGAAAAAACAATATCAAATAAATATCCGCTAATAGAAACATCTTCTTGTTTAAATGTTGTGGCTAAATTTTCTGCGGTAAAAGAATCAACTAAAGAATCAATGCTTAAAGTGGCCATTACAGGCTTCTGAACTTTTCTATGAAATGGGTAATTATTCCCAAATCCATAAAGAGCCTTTCTTTCTATTGGGACTGATATTGACAAAGATTGAAAATTATCAAAATCAAAACCCAACTTTACTGCGTTTGAAGCTTCGGCAGTTGCTGTTATCTGACACTTTCCATGTGGACAGCCGCCAGCAAAAAGACCGCTATAACCTGTCATGTACCTTAAATTTCTTGAAGAGTCTAAGATTCCAATTGATTGGTTACTTGTCACCTCTGTTCCAGACCCAGTAACAAATAACGCTGGATTTTCAAAAGTTGCAGCGCTTACTTGAGATATTTCCGCATTAGCTCCAACAAAAGACATTGAAACTGTAGCTAAACTATTTAAACCTATACTTAATTCGTAATTATTTAAATAAACATTACCTATGCTTAATACATTATGACCATTAAAACTTGTATTAGCGTTAAGATCTTTGCCGTTATCTTGAGCAATTACAACATAAAAATTTCTATCTTGGTTTGATGTGAATATTCCAGAGAATGGATTTTTATAACCATCGGTTGTTATGCCCACATCCATACCTACAAACTTTTCATTCCACCCTCTGTTTAAATAATACTCTAGATTAAAATCAACATCTGGAGCCAATTGAGTATGTCTTATTGCAAAATTTCCAGTTCCAAGTTGTTTTAGTGGCGTGCGCTCAACATCAAAAGAAAATCCATATGATTGAATGAAATCTAATTTAGCGACACCAGATGCATTGCCCGGCGTTTGCATGGCTCCGCTAGGTCCAGCAAATATCGCCTCCATTTCATAAGATATATATTGTCTAGGCATTAGTAAGTCCTCCTTACTCCTAATGGGTCTTCTATCATGGTAACCGATATATCATTTACATTTTTATAAACAAATGTATGCTCCCACTGCGGCGCGTAAAAATATTTATTCTGATTATATATCTTTGGAAATCTATATTGAAATTTTCTATATCCTTGTTTGTTTATTAAAAAATGCAAAATACAACGAGCCTCGGCATCGCTAACCCCTTTAAAATCAATTTTGAATTGCCTTAGTACATTTGCGTGCAAACCAAAATTAGTTCTTTTGGTAAAAGAATACGGTAATTCCGTTTTTATGACTGAAGTTTCTTTCGAAACTTGGGTTGAGTATGTTGGCTGAAATTCAAATTCGCGAGTCCATTTGTCGGTGTTTGGAATCGTGTTGGACGCAGCTATAGACGAAGATGTAAAAGTTGATCCCGTGCAATAATAAAAAGATTCGTAAAGATGTCCGGTGTTACTTGGGTAAGTAGAATTTCCAGTATAACGAACAACATCATATTTTGAATAACTTGTAGCTGAAGCCCAATCACCTTTTACATTTGACCCCGTTATTAATAAATTATTCCAATTTAATAAAGTGGATATTTGATCGGTGCTTACGCTAACTGTTATATTGTACAAATCATTTTCGCTATAACTGTTATCAATATTATTAACAAAACAATTAAATGGCTTATAAATTTGAGCCGCGTCAGTATACTGAAAAAACCCTGTGCCATGCAAGCTTTCGAAAAACCCAAGAATTTGTCTCGCTTGTTCTTGCTTACGGTTTTCAAATGGCATTGATATTTGCATTTGCAAATGATTAAGGCCCTTTGGCATTGTATAAAAATAATTATCAACAGTTGTGTATTCTGTTAATTCCGACGAAAAAGAAACTTGCATTCCATACGAAGGAGTAAATGTGAACGACGATGGAATCGTTCCTGTAACATTTTGATCTCTATCGTATAAAAATGACATTATAAAAATCCTTGATAATTAAGAGTCATTATGGCATCATCTGTTGCGCTTGTATTTATTGACTCTCCAATAAGTTCCATATTTGACATCGTGAATGTTCCTAGCGAGCCTATCTGTATATTAATATTTTTTTTATTAGAGTCTATAACGAAATCAAAAGCTCTTTTAGATTGATAATCGTCAACAGCTATTGAAAATTGAGCAGTAACTTTATAAGGTCTTGTAGTTACAACATCAATCAGTCTATTTCCACTTGCTCCGTAAAATGGTTGTCTATTGCATTCAACGTTATAGGTAAATGATTCGACGCGATTTGTTCCTGTTCCATCGCACTGAACCAAAATATCTGCTGGTCTAACTAGAGCTAATGTTCCGGTTTGATTATTTGTTGTAGAAATTAAACCTGTGCCTACATTGCCGAAAACAGAAAAATCAGCGTTTAAATTTGGGAAATTTCCAACCGAGCAAGACACTGAATAAGAATTTAAATAACCAGAATGAAAACCAAAATTTGTATTTCTAGAATTATAAAATAAACCGCCACTTACTCCGAAAGTTCCCGTCATTCCTGTGATAAAGTCATTAGGAGAAAGGTACTTTTGTATACTTAAATTAGATTGCGGTGGACCAGATGTGAATGTTCTGAACTTATTGTAGCCTATTACGTTTAAATGGTCAATCGGCAGCGAATACCCAAAGTTAACATCAGCGACTCCAAAAAGTTTGTAGCCACTGAGAAAAACTTCAACATCGTAGTTCGCTGTTGATAGTTTAGCCATTATCTAGTTCTGAGTGTCCCCCCTAAACGCTTTTCCTCGTTTAAGGTTTCTAACACTACAGCCTTTATCCTTTCTGACATTTTCTTGTAGTCTACGCCGCCTTGATTTGAATTACCTTGAGTCTCTGACTGAGAGTTTTGTCCAGTGACATTAATGCTAATGTTGACATCTCCCATCATTTTAGCATTATTTTCTGTAGTTGTGGTTGGAGCGGAAGGCATGACTTCGCCACCGTCTGCAAATCTTGGAGCGCGACCTTGATTCATTGATTCAAGCATTCTCTTACCGTATTTTGATGTAGCGCCGCGATTCATTATGTATTCGCCGCTCATTAATAGCGCAGGAATATCATCAGTTGGACCTCCTGCTGCATAACGACGAATCATTCCTCCGTAAGCACCTCTGACAACTACAGGAGATAGCATGTTGCTACCAGGAATAAATTTACCTTCTCCTGCCCCTACTTGTCCCATTTTAACTGCTTTTCCTACGCCGTAACTTATAGCTGCGCTTGCGACAGTTGATATTAATTGACGAGTCAAAGCTTTCTTTTCTTGCTTTTCTCTTTCTTTTTGCTGCCTTTCAAAATCAGATTTATTTTTTAATATATCAAGAGCTTGCCCTTGAGCGCCGCGAACTTCCTGACTGATTGTATCGTCTCCCAACAAAGCGTATCTTGATAATCTTTGACTTTGATCTTCAAGATTAATAAACGCAGAACTTGCTCCTCCTCTTAAAATATCAGTCGCTCCACTTGTTGTGGTTTGACTTGCAAAAGCTCTTAAAGCGTCTTCTCCAGAAATTGCTCCTGCTCCCCGAGTTCCAGGAATAAACATTCCTCCATTATTCATTTTGGCAAGATTAGCGGCACCATATTTTTCTACCGCTGATTTTCTCATAACAAATTCTCCTCCGGTAAGAAGCGCAGGAACGTCATCTTTATATCCACTACCACCCGTGATAAGACCACCAGATGCCCTTTTTTGAAAAAGAGCTAGAGAAATATTATCAGCCGCATTTTGCATAAATGCTCCTTGCAATGATTTTAAAAATCCAGTAGCTACACCTCTTAAAGCAGAACCAAGATCATCTGTTTGAGATATTGCTGCTGTCATTGCGTCTCTCATTCCATCTCTGAACAAAGTAACTGTTTCTTTGCCTAATTTATTTTGAAAAGCATCGGTTTGAACCACAAGTTCATCAGTAGCGGCTTTCATTCCCATTTGAAATGGACTTTCGGCTTCTTTGACCGCTAAGTCAGCAGCTACTCTTTGAATAGCGATTCTATTCTCCATTTGAGCAATTAAATATCCTTCAGCTTCGGTTCTTCTATTTACTGCATCAGTTGCGTCGGTTTCTGCTTGAGTTACTAAACTGTTGGCTGTGTGCAATAATCTTTGTTGAGCCAAGGTTTCTGTTGTTGACTCCGCAGCCTCACGGTACGCCTCAGAGACTTCTTCAATACTTCTAGCTTGAGAGAGTTTTAAAGCTATAGATCTTTTTTCTTCGTCTGATAAATTAGTAAGTGCATTTAATGCAGTTTCCGCTGTACTTCTATATTTTTCTAAAATATTATTTTGATCTGCCGTTGCTTTTTCTGAGAGTTTACTGCGTTCAGAAGTTTCAAATTGATTAAATTTTGCCATTGCCAATTGCGCTCTGTCTGCTCTTGTTTGAGGGCGACCGGCTTGAGTTGCTTCTATTGCAGAAACTTCGGATTCGGCTTTAAGATTTTTAATTTCAGCTGCGGCCTGTTTTATAGCATTTACTCTTTCACGGTCCATTGATGCTATTTTTGTCTGCACATTGAAAACACTTTGTAGTGCAGATCTCTGTATTTCGGTATACTTGGTTTGTTCGGCTAAAAATTTTCTAGCAGCTTCTTGTGTTGTTAAGCTGTTTTGTTCGATAGCATTTTTTGTCTTGGCGTTTGTTATTGCTGTTTGAGATCCAGCAGCCGCCTTTATTGAAAGAGCTTGAATTTCTTTTTCTATTGAAAGGAAATCTCCAGAAGCTCTAGCTTTTTCAAGAAGAGCGTTTAACGCTTGTTCATCTACAGTAGCCAAAGCTCCTTTTTGTGACAATTCTTTTATCAGATCTTGAATACCTTGCGCCTTTACTGTTCTTATTCTGCCTTGAAATTCTGCTTCTTTTAACGATTGGTCGATTGCAAACTTTTGTAATTCAGTCAATTTTTCTTGATTTTTTAAAGCATTGCCTTGAGCTATGGCTCTCTCCATGAAAGCTTTATTTTCACCTTCACTAAAAGCCAAAGAAATTTCATTTAGTTTAGTAACTAAAGCTACTCTCTTATTAATTTCTTCAGCTTCTTTTTGTGCATTTTTAGCAGCTTCGTCAGCGGCGTCTTTTCTCTTTTTTTCTTCATCGTTAATCTCTTTTAGTTTTTTTCTAATTACATCGTATTCCGCATTTGTTTGATCATCTTGACCTCCCTGTTTAAATATTCTGCTGCGGAGAACCGCCGCTCTATCTTCTATAACCTTTTTATCACCAGTCTTAATAAAATTTTGCGCTGTTGCTTGCCCAGCGGCTTTTGCCTCTTTGTTTTCCAAACGGTCCATTGCTATGGATTCCAGCGAATCAATTACAGCTCCCCCTACTGCCGTTGCAATTGCAATTTGTGGTGCTGCCGCTCCTATCCCTCCAATAAGTCCTCTTACTCCCTTCGCTCCAACCATACCTTTTGTCATGTCCTTTATCTGACCACCCAATAAGGCTCCAGTTGCGGCTCCTTGAGCGGCTTTACTAGCCGTCGAAAGAACATCTCCGAAAAGTCTTACTCCTCCAGTTGTGTTTTTAAATGTCTGCTCTAAACCTGCATTTATTGTCATTAACGCACCAGTTGCATAAAATAATTTATCAAGGCCAGATGATGCTTGCTGTGTTTTTTCGCTTAAGTCTTCAGTTTGTTTTGCTAATTCACTAGTTTTTTGAGTAGCTTTTTCAAAAGAAACAGTAAGTGATCCTCCAGCAGCTTTAGTAGCCAATTCAAGTTCTTGCTGCTCTGCTCTTGCTTTAGCTCTTGCAATATCAGACGGAGAATCTGGTCTTCCTCTACTAGCGAAGTTAGGTATTTTACCATTTGGTTCGTCCCTTGTGTTTATAACTGCAAGACCATCTGGATTTCCTGCATTTCTCAGTCTACCATCTTGAGTAATACGAATGCTACTGGGGTTTACTCCTGCTGCTATTTCTCTATCTATAGCATCTTTTAATGGATCTTGTGCAAAATTTGGTACATATCCAAGAGCGGCTCTTTTTACCGGAGAGGTTAATCCAAGAGCCTTAGCGGATGGATTATTCGTAATTCCAAATTTTGATTCGTATTTTTGACTTAAATATGTTTCAACATCATTTTTCGAATTGAAAGTTTGACCGTCAACAGTATAAGCATTTCCAATTTTTTGCACAAATGGCCGAGCTATCCCCCTTTCTATCGCTATTTCTCTTGTAATTTTTCTTGTAGATGTTGCGGCTCTTCCTTCTTGTGTAACTTGATATATTTTTTTAGCAACGCTGTCCATTAATTTTGGCGTTTTGTTTCCTTTAACTTCTAAAAATTTAACTGCATTTGCTATACCTAATGAATCTTTAATATTAGGATTATTAGAGATATCTAAGTCGAATGCTGAAGTAGTTGATTGTTCTGCATAATCATCAAATCTTTTATCGCCTAACAAAGATCCAATACTGGCCTCGAAAACAGTGTTCGCAAAAGATTGCAAAGAACCAGGATTAAATGTTGCGGCTAATTTACCTTGAACCAAATCACTTGGCAAATCCCTTGTCATTGATCTAGCAATATTAACCGCTAAATTTTTTCCAGTCTCACTGAGAGCTTCTTTTGCTTTTGCTATTTGAGATACACTTTGACTAGGAACTCCATAAATATCAAAGGCTATTGGCTCTCCTCCTTGCGCCGCGCTTTGAGAAACTTCAAGTTGGTTATCTTTTCCTTTTTTAACGTATTTTACAGTGTTCTGTAAAAAGCCCTTTTCTCCAAGAGCCTTTTCTCCAACCAGTGCCGCATAATCACCCATAGCCGCAAAATTTGGGATATATCCTCCTGCCGCAGAAATCTTTTTTGCTCCTGGAGGTAAGCCATAAGCTCTTGCCATATCTCTGTTAAATATAGCGGAACCTCCATTAGCAAAATTTGGTACAATGTATTCGCTAGTATTAGCGATCATTGTGCCGCGTTTGCCACCACCAAATGCAAAATTTGGGATTGAAACTACTTTAGAAGATGCAGTTGCTCCTCCAACTCCGCGACGAACATCAGCGGCTTCTTGAGCAGGAAGGTAGCCACCTGCGCCACGTTTTTGAACTCGTCCAGTAGTAGCGCTAAGACCGCCCGCCATTAATGCTGGGGTTACTGAAGAAGCGATACTTTGAACTTGTTGTAAAGCCGCAAGTTGTCTATTGTAAACTCCAAGTAAATACTCTTCCTGTTTTGCGCGATTACCGCTTAAGGCAAGAATACTTGCCATTATTTGTTGGTCTTGTATTAAAGTATTAACAACGGCTTGCTCAAGAGCTTGACGCTCTCTAACTTGTTGATTAATTCCTAAAATTGTTTTTAAAGATTCAAGTCCAAATTGAGCAACATCTTTTGTAAGTTTTATAAAAATTGCTCCAAGGATTGGTAATCCAATAGTAAAAAATACATCGGAAATTCCTTTAACTAAACCTTTAGCAATATTACCGCCAAGACTTTCAGAATCTAAAAGTTTATTAAAGCCGCTTATTAAATCATTGACAAATGAAAGTAAGCTACTTAGGCTTTCTGTGACTCCTATTTCAGCAAGCTTGTTAAAAAGCTGAGTTACTGAAACTGTTGCGTTATTAATCTGAGCTGCAAGAGTTTTATTCAGTTCTATTTGTCTTTCGTAAGCTTGATTACTAGCTCCAGCAGAAACTCCAACTGCTTGTGCGAATTTACTATTCGCGTCGTTCAAATCATTAAGCAAAGCTGACAATATGTTAATATTATATTTGCTCGCTACAGCTTCTAAAATCTGAACTCTTTCTCCACCGGAAAGCCCTTCAAGCTTTTGAGATAATTCTTGCAAAAGAGGAATTGCACCTTTTAATTCTCCTTGGGCATTTAAGGATTCTACACCAATGTCTCTTAAAGCTTGAACTGTTTCATCGCTTCTTATTCTAGTAAAAATTGTTTTTAAAGCGTTACCTATAACTGCGCCACCGCGAGCGGTTCTTTCCTGAGCTACAGTAATAGCTGCGTTTAATTGGTCAAAATTAACGCCAACTTCCTGCGCGATTGATCCCGCGCGCGCGAGACCGTTAGCAAGATCTTCTGCCGAAACAGCAAATTTAGTGTCAACCGCGACGAGTTTGTTGATGATTTGAGCGGTTGTGATTCCAGTTTCAGAAAATGAATTTGCAGCGGCAGTTAAAACGTCAACGGCTTCCGCTGCATTTAGACTCGTAAATCTAGTTAAAGTGAGAGCGTCATTTGTTCTTTTTAAAGTCTCTTCGACACTTAAGCCTTGACGAGAAAACTCAAGCGCTGCTTGGGCGGCTGTTTTAAAACTTTGTCCAGTATTTTTACCAACATCGAAAACAGCATCTCCAAATTTTGACAATTCATCGCCACTTTTGCCACTTATTGCTGCAATATCTGCTAAAGTTTTTTGGACTTCAATACCAGTTTTTACAAGACTTGCAAAAGCATTCTGCACTCCATTAATAATTCCTACTGAAGCTCCGAACGCTAAAACACGGGCATTTGAAGCGGCAATTGACTTTTCAAACTCTGTTGCTAATCCGCTTACGCGACCAAGAGGTTGAGCTAAATTTTTAAATGCCGTTGGATCAATATTGACAGGAACATTGATCTGGCCAACATTTTTAACTCCTTGTTGAATAGAAGCTTCTAAGCCAGATTGAACTACTGGAAGTGATATGCCTTTAGCCATCCTTTAACCTTTTGAGATATTTACACTCAAAAAGTTACGCTTCACCGTGCAATTTCATAAGCTCGTCCATAGTCATGGTTTTTTTACCTTTCATGACTTCATTGATTGTTTTAGCTCCAGAAGTCTTCATTTCTTGCATTTCTTCTTTAGTTGCTCCAAATACAGCCTCTCCACTAGCTTTATCCTTATTTTTCTGCTTAGATTCTAAGTTTTTCTTTGCTTTTGTTTTGTCGGTATATTCAAATAACTTATCTGGATCTTTTTTTATTTCATCTGGTATGTTTTCTGTAGTTTCAAATATACTTTTAAATATTTTACCATAAATATTTACCCTAACTTGAAAATCAGTTAGTTGAACCATAGGTTTGCCCCAAAACTGGACTGGCTGATCTAAAACAAGATAGTATGGTTGAAAAAAATCTAATAACGCAATTTTTTGCAAATTATATTCTTTAAAATCATCCATATACTCATTAAAAAATAAAATATATTCGATAAGATCTTCATAGGTCATTTCCTCAAATTCTGCCTCTTTAAAAACCCGCTCTTTTAAATCTTCGTCTTTAAACAAGGATTCGTATATGATATAATCATTTGATCGATTACTCGCATACTCTTCGGCTGTTTTACCTAAAATTTCTTTTCTTTGCGAAATCTTTTTTGCGAGCTTTTGACGCTCTTCGTCAATTTGTTTGCTTATAGTTTCTATTTCAAGCTTGCGAACAAAATTCTTTTTAGTCAAAATTAAGCGGTCAATATAGTCCTTTAAAACATCAATTTCTTCTTCCTCTTTTTGTGACCAAAAACCATCTTCAACGGCTCTTTTAAAAGCCTCTTCTTCTGATAGAATACCAGAAGACAAAGCATATTCGTAAAATTCTTGAAACCTAAAATCAAAAAATGCTTTCTCGCTTATACCTAAATGTTTAATAAAAATAGGGCTACCCCTAAATTTTCTTTTGGAGTAGCCCTTTATGATTTCGTTAAACGATAGGAATAGTTTACTGTTCGTCAAACTTTCCTGTTTCGATGTCATTTTCTAATTTTTGGAAATCTTCGTGTTTGGCGTTTTTGCTGAAGAACCAGAAAGACATAAATGTGGCAAGTTTTCTGTAAGCTTTAGTATAAATTTCATCTTCATTTTCGTCCATTTGGTGCAACGACTCCAGCTTTTGCTCTGTACTGTTTCCTTTAAACATTGGCTCAATGTTTCCGTCTGGCATGATTTGAGTATGAGCCATGTGAAGACAAAACCAGCGAATAACATTATTTTGAGCAATGTTATCGGCGGTATTATCAAATAATGTTCTGTACAAAGATTCAACTTGAACCATCCTCATTCTTGTTGTTGTAATTCTATTAATTATCTCGGCTTCAATTTGTTTGTCATAATCAGTCTTTGAAGTAAGAAGCAATAATTCGTTTTGATATTGAGTAATTTTATTATAAAGAGTTACCAATTCTTTAGCGTCTTCTTCTGATAACATGCCACCAGTATCAGAATATTTTTTTGTTAACATTCCTTTTGTCAAAATGCCCTTCTTAATGCAATTTGACAACTCGACGCTAAATTGAAGTTCAGCATCTTCAAGGTTCTTGCGAGAAGGCTGCTTGATGATTACTCTAACAGGAACTTCTTCCTTTATTTTTTGTGTAACAGTAATCTTTTGACCGTTTTCTTCTTTAGTTTCGGTCTTTTCGACTTCTTTGTTTACCTTTACAATGTAGCTGAATAATTCTTTCATTGCTTAAATTTGTGGTAAAATTCAACTCTCACGACATCAAATTCAGAAGCCATTTTTCTAATGGACTCGTTGCCCATATCAAGAATTCGCTTTCTTAACCAAGCCATTTGAGCATCATCCAAATAATTAGCTTGTTTTACTACTGGCTTAAATGATTCTGGCGCAGAGGAATACAGCGTCGCAAATTGACGGTCATGTTCATGCTTTATGTCCTCAAGAACCTCCAGCATCCTTTTAAATAAATCAGATGTGTTTGTTCTTACCCTATCATTTAAATATTCTGAACCTGTCATACCTTTTACCTTACCATATAATAAATTAGATATAAAAAGTGTAAAGTAAATTATGGCTATTTCGTATATTTCTGCAAACGAAAAAAATTTTATAAATGGCGCTTTTGACAATATACATGAAACATTCGCCAGAACTATAACTGTTATTTCTAATCCAAAGTTAACGGTTATTTCAAGTTCTCCTACCTATAATTACTTTTACGACAAAGATTCATCTGCTGCTGAAACAGTACAGTATACTGAAAACAAACAGACATTTAAAGCCAGAATCAAATACGTTAATAATTCTTTGGACCAAATGCCCGGATCAAGCGCTCAAGATAAATTAATGGTGCCAGCGGGAACAGTTAAAATAAAAGTAGCTGAAGATGGGTATTTAGTCTTAAAAGAGGCTAGAAAAGTTGAATTTGATGGCAGACGATACTCTATCGTTTCAGACAACAAACCTTATGGAATGTTTGGGCCAAAATACTATTCTTTTTTTCTTTCGCCAATCAATGAATAAAAATGGCCTTACCAAAAGACGCTCAAGAAGCTATAAATAAGCAATCTGGTAAATTGCTAAGAAATGATTTTGAAAGAATTGCGAGAATGAAATTTGAACAAATCAAAAGAGAAATGATAAAAGAATTCCTAAATCATCCCGTAACGAAAGAAATTAAAGAAGGGCCACAGGCTCAAAATATTAGCAATACTTTAGGCGGTTACGGTAATTTATTTTCTTACATTGGTTTTTATGAAGGTGAAGATCCTGTGGAACCAGTTTTAGAAGAGTTTGAAAAAAGTACAATAGTTTTTTCTAGGCTTGTAGACGGAGGTGCAGTTTGGAACATATATATACCAGCAAAAGAAGATATATGGGAAGTGACCCCAATGCCTTGGGCAGAAGGTAGAAGTTGGGCCAAAGGAATAGAAACTGGCATTTCTGGACTTGGAGAGTATTTTTATACCCTGCGTGGAGGATTGCAAAATTCACGTTCTGAAACCGCCGTGCAAGTTAAATCAAAATTACGCGGAAAAAGTAGATTTAAAAATGTAAAATACATAACAGAGATTTTGAACAAGTACGAAAAAAAATTTTCTCAATTAGATGAAGCCTCAATATCAACATAATATCACGACCTCATTTGCTTTATGGCTCGACCATCATTTGTTAGACAAAGGAGAGGCTTATACAAATAAAACTGGTAAGCTCTACTATTACTCAGATCCTAGAGTATCAAGCACTTATAAAGTTTTTGGTAGCCCACATAAACAGTGGGTTTTCGATTCAAGTATAACTGGTGCAACTATCCCAAGTGGGGTTTATGTAAGCGGAATTTTTAAAAATAGAAATAACGGAGTTGTTTTAGACTTTATAAATGGAAGAGCTTTAGTAAGTGGAACAACAACAGGCGTTAACGTAACTGGCTCTTATTCGGTTAAAGATTTTAATATATATCTCTCAAACGAAAACGAAGAAGATTTAATATTAGAAAACAATATAGAAGCAAATTCTAAGTTTCCTCAAACTGGGACTTATATTGCCCCATATGACGAGTCTTTCCCTGCAATTTACGTTTTATCTGATGGTAACAAAAACACTCCTTTCGCGTTTGGAGGAGAAGATGAAACTAGATCTTTAATGAGGGCTGTAGTTTTTGCCGAAAGTTCTTATCAACTTGATGGAGTTTTATCTTTATTCTCCGATTCAACTCAAAAAGTATTTAAATTAAAAGATTTCACAGACTTTCCAATAACGGAATATGGCGATATAAAATCTGGCACTTATTCGTTTGACGATTACTATACTAATCCAGATATCACAACAGAATTATACATAGATGACGTTACTGCATCAAAGCTTAGAGACCGATCAAAATTAGGCTCAAAAGCTTACGTTGGATTTCTAGATTTTGAGATTATTAAATACCGCTACCCAAGAGTTTAGCGTTCCATTTAGATATAAAAAAATGTAAAGTATTTTAAACCTTCTTTTAAATTATGCCACGCAATAGAGTCATTTATCAATCAGAGGCGCTTTTCGTTGGTACTGGGAATATCGCTACCAATGCGAACCATACCGCAGGAGATATCGCCCAGCTTCACCGTGTTCAATCAGCCAATTATGGCTTCTCGGTTTCTCGCCAGAATATCAATCAATTTGGTAATCTTGCTCGTATCGACTCCATCATCATGGAGGCTCCCACTGTAAATCTTGATTTTACATACTATCTGCACGATGGCACAAACGAAAGACTTTTAGGTTTTGCTACTGGTGCAACATTAAGCGCCGCTCCTTCTTTTATCAGCGGCCTTATCGACACAGCAAATGTAGGAACTCTTTCTGGTAGAAATTTCCACATCTTTACTGCTCCAGAAGGTGTTGACGCTAACGGATTGACCACTGGTGCCGCCAATATGACTGGCACAACAGCCAGCACCATTTCAATTGGCAACGGCTTCGTGACAAACTATTCAGTTGAAGCTGCTGTAGGAGCAATTCCAACAGTTTCAGTTGGAGTAGAAGGTCTAAACATTAATGTTTGCGAAGGAAGAACAGGTCTTAACCCTGCGCTTTCAATCGAAACATCCACGACAGGAACAAATAGCTTTGCTCTTCCTGCTCCTGTAACTGGAAGCGTTCAAGTAGGCGCTCTTCGCCCTGGTGACATTACTCTTACCTTGCAAGAAGGAATTCTCACAGACCTTCCAACAGGCATTGATAATGCCAGCAACACAGCTGCCCACATTCAATCTTTCTCAATTGAAGTTCCAATCGGACGCTCAACACTTCAGCGTCTTGGCAGCAACTTCGGTTATGCAAAGGTCATTGACTTCCCTGTAGAAGTTACAGTTAACGTATCCGCAACAGTTGCTGACTTGAAAGCTGCTGGAGATCTTAGCTCTATCATCACAAGCGATGCTGATAAAACCCTTACATTCCAATTTAAGGACGCTACTGGTGGAAGCAAGATGGTTTACCAAGTAAAAGGATGCAAAATCGCCAGCGAAAACTTCTCAAGCTCAATTGGCGACAACAAATCAGTTGATCTGGTATTCACTACTCAGATCGGTGGCATTGGCGATACCACAAATGGTGTATTCGTAGCTGTTGCCCCATAATAAAACAACACAAATAAAATAAACTAAAAACCCCCGAGAAATCGGGGGTTTTTTTATAATTCCATTGTTCCGTTTAATCGCCTTGAGCGTATCGCAAAATCTCCATTAGGCAAATTTTGAATAAAAAATTGCTTATCTCTGTAAATAAATGATTCTTTTAAAGCTCTAGCTTTATGAGCTAGAATATAAAAATTTCTTTTTTCATCTTCTGTCATTTGATCAACTATAGAAAGTTTTGGAATATATAATCCAATATGCACTACGCCATAATTATCTCTGTAAGCCTTGTATTGAATTTCTTTATAAGAAAAAACTTTTGGATTGATTGGGGTTCCAGTTCCATCGGAAACTGCTTGTTTTGCAAGATTTTCTAATTCAATTCTTTCATTTTCTGGAAACTTTGAAAGGTCAAAGTTTGGAGTTGGAATTTGAGCAACTGATTTTATCCCAGTATTTTCTCCCCATTTATCCACTGGGCAAGTAGCTGCTTCTAAATGAACCTTTTTATCCATAAAGCAGCCGCATTTTAAACATCTAGAGTCTCTATAAAATTCACAAGATTCGCAGATAGTTAATCTTGAATGAGCTTTCTCTGCTGTTGTTAAAAAGCCTTGTCCAATAACCGCCCCTTTTCCACTTAACCAAGCTTGTTTAGCTAAATTTCTTGCCATCTGAAAAACAGAAGGAAACTGCTCAATATTTTCAGAGGCTAAATTTTCTTTAGCCGCGTCTATTCTTTTTTGGGTTTCTGTTTTATTCATTAAGAGCAGGCTCCTGTGTTTAATGGAGCGTTGCAAGTATAACAAGTATCACACGATTCTCCTCCTGGACAATCGTATCCACAAGCATATCCAGGATCACCTGGATCACATGTTGCTCTACAGCAACTACTGGCAGGGGTACCTGGTGGGGAATCGCAACAAGTTATACCATCTAGATTGCAATCGTAACAGCAACAAGCATCAACGTAACCAGCTGGACAAGTACAATTGCAGTTATAAGCTTCTTTTGTCACAACAGCAGTCCAAGGAGAGCATCCGCTACCAACATTATTAGTTATGCAGATTTTATAAAATGCAGCCACTCCATAATCATTCGTCGGAATATTTACCGAAGAATTGTAATAATTGCCAGGAAGAGAGCCGTTTTGCCAGTAACTAGTATTATTATTATTGAATGTAAGAGAACTCACTCCTGGTGTTATAGACCCAGAACCGCTAGTTAACGGTCGCATATAATTATTTGTGCAATTATTATTAAATCTTCCAGATGGAGCCATCCAAACTTGATATCTTGCGCCACCGCCGATAGTACATAATGGATTGAAATAAATAGTTATATCTGCAATAGCACTAGTAAGACCTTCAAATGGGCCAACAAAATTCCCATTTTGGGAGCAACAGTTACTGCATGATCCACTAGTAATCCCAGTGATATTTGGGATTTCTTGATCGCCAAAAGTTCTACCTGATATTTTTCTTTCTGATTGTTTCCTTGTAAAAGGAAGAGCCGCGTACTTTGCCATAATTATAAATCTTTACTATAACCAAATAAATCAAAATCTTGTTTATAAAAATTATAAACTAAATCTTTGGTTTCTGCATCATAATATTGAGCTATATTTTTGTCATAATCTCCTTCGCGAGCATGAATGTTCATAATATTTATATTAGCTCTTTGACGGCAAAAATCTAAACAATCCTGCATTTCTGTTTCAAATTTATATATTTTATTTATAGATGATAGATCGCCGTTTTCATTTAAAAGAAAACTAGCTTGAGTTTCTAAATGACCATCGAATTTATGGACTCTCTGCAAACGGGGCAAAATTAATTGTGTTTTAACAAAAAAAGAAAAAGATGGGCAGTCTACTTCAATATTCGTCAAAAGAGGATTAAATCCAGCTATTTTTTTGACGAAAAAATATTCAGAAACTATTCTTGAATAAGGATTTCTCACTACAGAAAATTTAAAAGCGTTATCAAAAAATTCTGGCTCAAGTATTTTTTTAAGCTCTAAAAAAGTAAAATGCTGCATATTTTTTGCCGCGCAAAATTGCTTTTCTTCTTCTGAAAACTTTTCTAAAGAAATCCAATTTACATTGCCGCCATGATTTCTATCTATTGTGAAAAAGTTACTCCTGCAAGACATATCTAATATTTTTTCAACTGTCGTTCCTGCGGCCTTTGGTATATGCAAAAATACAAGATTTAATTTTCTATTTATAGGCATAAATTATTTTTAGTTAAAAAGTTTAAGATAAAATTTTTCTTGCTGCTGCCAAACAAAGACAAGCCTATAAAATGAATGATATGATCATTTTCGCCCAATAAGTCCATAGATACTCTTTCTTTCTGAGTTTCTAGATCTTTTATTCTATATATTTTTTTATTATCCTTAATTGTCCAGCTACCAATAGGCTGAATTTTTTCGGCAGGCTGATTTAAATTAACATTTGGCACTGGTCCTATATTAATGAATCTCATTAAATTATTTATCACTGTTTTTTTGCACAAGCCATTTAACGTAAAATAAAAATTCATAAATGACTGCTCAAAAAAATACTCACCAGGCCATGCTTGACTCAGCCATAAAACATTTTCAAAATGACTTTTCATTCTTTCTGAATTGCAAAAATAAAATTGTCCAGCATTAAATGGAATGGGTTTTTGTTCTTCAATGAAATTAGCTTGTTCCTGAGTCATGTAATCTAAATTCCAAAATACTCCTCTATGCCCCCATACACTGTGAGTTAATGCTCCGTTAGAAGCTACTTGCAAATACTCTGTATCATAAATATGATTGAATATTATATTCATATTTTTTACGCAAATTATATCACAGTCTAAGAAAAGTATATTTTTATAATCATCAATGTTTTTATAATTAAAAATTTTCAATTTCTTCATTGAAGCTTGAACGCCATCATTTGTATTTTTTGTGACATGAAAATCGTAATTAAAGTTTTGTAAAACTTGAAAAGCCTTTATTCTTTCAACAAAACTTTCTTGAGTGATGAACAATATATCAAACAAACATGGGGTAGGAGTATATTTTGCTATGCTTTTTAAACAAATTTCCAATAAGTCTAAATACGACTCTTCCTTAAATACAGTAAAATAAATCAAATTTTTTTGACCAATTGGGGCGGCGCTTTTTAAAGCTGTCTCATCCATTTTGTTTTTTAGATGAGCTAAAATTAAATCTTTATCTTGATTAGTATTAACGAAAACAGAATTTCTGTTCTCTCTCATTAAATAATTAAGCGCCATCTAACTTCCTCCAATTTTGAATTGTTTCGTCCCATTCGTAATCTCCAGGTAGTATTGGGAAAGGCACGGGAGGTTGCCAATCATAATTTTGATCTAAAACCCAAGACGAATATGGTTTGGGTTCAACAAACGCATTTAATTCGGGCATATATACATTTCCCATATTTGCCCTTGGTTTCTTATCGATAATAGGAAATTCTCCCAGTTTATAAAAACCAGAATCTGGTAAAGAATCAATAAAATCTTGCTCTGCAACAATAATATTTTCAACAATGTTCTCTAAATTTATTTTTGCGTATATTGGCATGTTAGTTTCCTAATGGATTACTGTAATCCCCAGTTACATAAGCGACAATAACTACTCCGCTATAACCTGCTCCACCGCCTCCACCTCCTCTACCACCACCCCCTCCAGCAGCGCCATAATAAGTTCCACTGCCTCCTAAACCGGCGGGAAAAGCATAATAATCTTCGCCCCAATCTGCGCTTCCATTCCCAGCGTTAGTGCCTCCTTTGCCTATATAAGTTCCACCGCCTCCACCACCAGCGCCAAGACGAACGTTAGCGCCTCCACTTGTTAAAGCTTTTGAAACCCATTGATAATAGAGTGTTGGATAGCCAAATGTTGGATTATAAATTGTGCTTGCTGCATTTTCCATAACCCATCCTTGTCCACCAGTTGCTCTAATAATATTATATTGATTATTGGCACCCGCTGATCCTGATTGCAATGTTCCGCCTCCTCCACCACCAGCACCATAGTAATATGGCCTTCCTCCAGAAAATCCTTGAAAATTATAACGACCTGTATTATACGTTGCGTTAGTCCAACCTAAGAAAGATAATCCTGTTGCATTAGATCCAGAAAATCCAGATGCGCCATCTGCATCAAAACCATTTGAATAAAATCCCGCCCCTCCTCCGCAACCTCCAGTTTTCCCGCTTATGTTTTCTCCTCCTCCACCGCCTCCTCCATATCCAGTATAATTAAAAGCAGAAGAATGTCCACCATTGTTTCCAGCCGCTGATCCTCCTCCAACATTTTGTCCTCCTCCTGCGCCAACTGTGATTGTATAAGTTGTATTGCTTGTTACGCTTAAACCAGTAATATGGCTTAAACCT